CGTTCATCCAGCGATCCAACGGCGGCCAGGTGCTCCAAATCATCCCGCTGCATCCCGACAACGTAACGCCGGAGTTTAAAAAGGACTCCGACATGAACGAGGTCATCTACAAGTACAGCGACGGCAAGGGGCAACAGGATGTATTTAACCGGGATCAATGCTGGCATCTCAAGGGCCTGTCGTCTGACGGGCTCGTCGGCCTATCGCCCATCTCGCTCGCCGCGAACACGATCGGCCTGGCCATGAGCGCCGAGGACCACGGTATCGCCTATTACCGCAACGGCGCGAAAACATCCGGCATCGTCAAGCACCCCGGAACGCTCAAGGAAGACGCGCACGCCAGGCTGAAAACGTCGGTGCAGGATGCCCTCTCCGGCGACAATAAGTTCAAGATCATAGTCCTCGAAAACGGGATGGATTGGGTCAACGTCGGCATGAGCGCGACGGACTCCCAATATCTCGAGACGCGCAACTTCCAGGTGCAGGAAATCGCCCGCCTGTTCCGGGTTCCGTGCATCCTCATCGGGCATCCAGACACGACGACTACTTATGCCAGCGCCGAGCAGATGATGATGTCGTTCGTTGTGCATTGCATCCGGCCCTGGCTCGTCCGCATTGAGCAATCGATCAATAAGACCCTCCTTTCCCCCAAGGAACGTGGACGCTACTTCGCGGAGTTCAAGCTCGACGCATTGTTGCGGGGCGATACAGCGACCCGGTATCAGGCCTATGCCAGCGCCATCACGAACCGCTGGATGAGCCCGAACGAGGTGCGCGCCCTGGAGAACATGAACCCGCGACCCGGCGGGGACACATACGAGAACCCCAACACCAGTTCAACGCAAGGCACGCAAGAGGAATTGCCGCTCGATGAAACAGGAACGCAGAACGCTACAGAGTGAGTTCAGGGTTGAGCGACGGGAGGACGGCAAGAAGCTGATCCGGGGCCATGCCGCCGTGTTCAACGTCGAGACGGACCTCGGCTGGTTCCGAGAAAGGATCGCTCCGGGCGCGTTTCGGGAATCCATCGAAACGGACGATGTCCGCGCCCTGTTCAACCATGACAGCAATTTCGTCCTGGGGCGCAACAAGGCTGGGACGCTTGTCATGCGCGAGGATGAGCGCGGGCTCTACGTCGAGATCGACCCGCCTGACACGCAGGCTGCGCGTGACCTCGTGACCTCGATTGAGCGGGGCGACATCTCACAGATGTCTTTCGGTTTTCAAACCATCAAGGAGAGTTGGGAGAGCGGCGAGAACGAGAAAAAAGACCTGCGGACACTCGAAAAGGTCAAACTGTGGGACGTGTCCCCGGTGACGTTCCCGGCCTATACGGACACCGACGTTGCGGTTCGGAGCCACGACTGCTGGTCACAGTCACAGGCGAAACCGTTGAAATACAAACCATTCAAGACGGCCTTGCTGAGACGCAAACTGGCCCTAATCGCAGGAGGTTCATCCAGATGAACAGACTTGAGAAACTGAAAGAGAAAAAGGTCCAGGCTATCGAGAGGATGCGGGCGCTCATCGACCTGGCAGAAAACGAAACCCGCGACCTGACGGAGGCCGAGGATACCGAATACAAGTCCCTCGAGGCCTCGATCACGAAACTGGACAAGGACATCGAGCGCGAGGAGCGGCTGATGGCCGAGGAAGCGGCCATGAGCAAGCCTGCCAAGACCGTTCGGCTGTCGTCCAAAGCGCAGAAGACCGACACGAGGGAGTTCGTTGACCTTCGGGACTTCCTGAGTGCCGTCATTTCCAGGCGTGACGACCCGAGGCTATACGATCTCTGGCACTCTCCCGAGCAGCGCCAGCAGTCGATGGGAGACGGCACGAAGGGCGGGTTCATGGTGCCCGAGCAGTTCAGACCGACGCTCCTCGCGGTGAGCCCCCAGGAAGCCATCTTCCGGCCCCGCTGCACGGTCATCCCGGCGGGCGATCCCCCGGATGCGAAGATCACCATGCCCGCGCTCAACCAGGGCGCTGCGAAGAACATGTACGGCGGCGTCACGGTGCAGTGGATCGCTGAAGGCGGCACCAAGCCGGAAACGGACTTCGACCTGCGCGAGATCACCCTCGAGCCGAAGGAAGTCGCGGCCTATATCGTGCTGACCGACAAGCTGCTCCGCAACTGGGCTGCATCCGCCTCCGTCGCTGAGGCGCAGCTTCGCGGTGCCATCCGGTCGGCTGAGGAACTCGCTTTTTACAGCGGCAACGGAGTGGGGCGTCCCCTCGGCGTGCTCTCCTCGCCGGCGAGGGTCAACTACAACCGCGCCACGGCGAACTCCATCGGCTACGCGGACGTTGTCGGCATGTTTGCCCGGCTGAAAATGGGCGGCAACCCCGTCTGGATTGCTTCGCAGACCACCATCCCGCAGCTGGCGACGATTGCCGACGCATCCAACGCGAATCTCTGGGTACAGTCCGCCGGTCCCGGCCTGCCGCCGACCCTGCTCGGCATCCCCGTCCTGTTCCATGACCGCTCCGTAGCCCTCGGCACGGCTGGCGACCTGATTCTCGCGGACCTGTCCTACTACCTCATCAAGGATGGCAGCGGCCCGTATGTGGCCATGTCCGAGCACGTCTACTTCACGAGCAACCGCTCGGTGCTCAAGGTCTTCTGGAACGTGGACGGTCAGCCCTGGCTGGACGCGCCCATCCCGCTTGAGGGGAGCACGGCCAACACCGTGTCGCCCTTCGTTGTGCTGAACTAGGAGGTGACGAAACAATGAGCAAAATCACTGACAGACTCAAGATTGACGCGGAGATCATTT